AGAAGTCGGGACAGTGAGCATTTGGGTTGGCGGTTCCACTAATCGGCGTATGCCTTTGGGAACGGGGCTCACACTTTAAGGATAAGACATGGCAACGAGCGGCACAACAACTTGGACACCGGATATCGCAGAACTCTGCGAGGAAGCCTATGAGCGTGCTGGTCTTGAACTTCGGTCTGGTTACGACCTTAAGACTGCCCGCCGTAGTTTAAACTTCTTGCTTACTGAGTGGGCCAACAAAGGTTTAAACCTTTGGACCGTTCGGTCTGGGACATTGACCCTTGTGCCGGGTCAAAAGACCTACACGGTCGCTGACGGCCTCCCGGCTGACGCCGTTGATTTTATTGAGGCTGTGTGCCGCACGACCAACGCTGGTCAGGCCGTAGACATTTCGTTGAACCGCATCTCGGTCTCCACATATGCGAACATCCCAACCAAGGATCAGTCCGGTCGCCCCTACCAGATCTACGTTGACCGGGCTACCGCAGCGCCGAAGGTCACGCTGTGGCCTGTTCCGGATTCCTCCACCACCTATGTGCTGGCTTACTGGTATCTGAAGCGCGAGGATGATGCCACAAACCCCGTATCGCAGACACTGGACATTCCGTTCCGCTTCTATAACGCGCTGGTTGCTGGGCTTTCCTATCATATCGCACTAAAGAAACCAGAGGCTTCCGACCGCATTTCAATGCTGAAAGACCTGTATGATGAGGCATTCCAGCTTGCGGCAGACGAGGATAGAGACCGGGCATCTGTGCGGTTCATCCCCTTCACGGATTACGGGTTTTAGTGTAAAATGACCGTACCGTATGCAAAAGGCAAACTAGCTTTTGGGTTTTGCGATACCTGTGGCCAGAGATACGACCTGAACGAACTAAAGGTCCAGATCGTCGCCGGGCGTAGCACAAATATAAAGAATTGCACATACTGCCTTGACAAGGATCAGCCCCAGTACTTCTTGGGCCGCGTTCCAATCAATGATCCGCAGGCCCTCAGAAACCCGAGACCCGACACGGCACAAGATGAAAGCCGCGTTTTGTGGGGGTGGAATCCGGTGGGAAATGAAGCAGTTGAGGCAAGTGGTCAAGTGGGTGTCATCACCCTAATCCTTAACGGGGTTTATAGCCCCATAACATATTCCGGAGTAATGTAATGGCTAAAAAGGCTGTAAAGAAGGTCGCCAAAAAGGGCAAGAGCATGGCTATGGGCGGCCTTGGGATGGGCGATAGCAATATGCGTCCCGCCACTATGCGCCCTGCCAAAATGCCGGGTCGTGGCATGGGCCGCGAGATGGAAGACGATGATATGGAAGACGGCATGGAGCGTGGCCGTGAGCGCGACATGGAGCGCCGCATGAGGCGTGGCCGGGAGCGTGAAATGGATCGCGGCATGGATCGCGATATGGGCCGCTATGGCCGTCCTCCCGCACTTGGCGGCAGCCTCCCCCCGGTCCAGAACATGGGCCCCGGAAACATGCCCCCGGGAAAGATGCCCGGCGCACCCATTACTCCTCCCGCAGCCTTGGGCAATATGCCCGGCACACGCAGTGTTGGCCTTTCGCAGAGCGCCGCTCAGCTTCCTCAGGGCCGGAATATGATGCGGAATATGGGCCCCAACAACATGGCACCCATGAAGATGCGTGGCGGTGGTATTGCTCGCAAGGGCAAGGGGCTCACAATGGCCAAGGGTGGCCTTGTAAAGGGTAGTGGTTGCGTCTCCAAGGGCGTCAAGAAGCCGAGAATGATGTAATGGCAATTCCAAAGCGTAAAACCATACCCAGCATATCGCCAGCAAATCCGTCTAAGATTTTTCTGGATTCTGCGAGCGTTGCAGCGGCTAAACCAAAGCCCGCTGCAACTGCACCGAAACCCGCTGCGGCTGCACCGAAGCCCGCTGCGGCTGCACCGAAACCCGCTGCGGCTGCACCAAAAAGCACACCCATCATGTCGCCAGCGAATCCATCGAAGATTTTTCGAGATTCAGAAAGCGTTGCGGCGGGTAATTCTAGTGCTGGCGTTGTTAAGACGGTTAAGCCGAACACCAGACCCAGCATATCGCCAGCAAATCCATCGAAGATTTTTCGAGATTCCGAAAGCGTTGCAGCGGGCGACCCCCGGACTGGCCCGCCGTCTGTAGGTGACAGAATCACTCCGGTAAATTCCAGCAAAACTCCGGTAGTTAAAAAGAATCCAGCAGGCAAAAAGAAGCCAGCGATTGAAGACCCGGCTCTTCCACCGACAGATGGAACTGGTGGCGGCACAACAACGCCAAAGCCAGCCGCTCCCAAGCCAGAAAGGGGCCCGGTCCCGAAAGACTGGGCTGGAATTGTAAATCATTTCTTCCCAAGCGGTGGGAACGTTTACAAAGCTGGTGGTCTGGTGCGCGGTGGTGGTTGCGCCGCAAAGGGTCGCGGTCGCGGCAAGATTGTTTAAACAGGATAAAGAATATGGCAAAGCAGAACGCACGACTTGCACTTCCGTCTGACGCCACCGTTGAAGGTGGTATGCGGCGTGGTGTAAACGTTGGAAATATGAAGGCGGTTAAGAAGCCCATGAAGATGCGTGGCGGTGGTGCCGCAACGAAGGGTCTGAAGATCTCGGAAAAGCAGGGCTAACATGCCTTTTACATACGCAACTCTTGTAGATACAATCTACGGATATCTTCAGACAAGCTCTGATGGCATCTCGACTGCTGATATCAATACGATCATTCAGCAGGCTGAGCAGCGTATATATTACGATGTCCAGATCCCGGTCCTTAAAAAGAATGTGATTGGTAATCTTTCGACAGGCAACCGTTACCTTACAACCCCGTCTGACTATCTAGCAACATATTCAATCGCTGTAGATAATAACGGGATTTACGAATACCTTCTGCCAAAGGATGTTGCATTCCTTCGGGAGGCATATCCCAGCACATCCACGACCGGGGTTCCAAGATATTACGCAGTGTTTGATAACGACACATTGTTGATTGGGCCTCCGCCTGACGCAGGCTACGCAGTAGAGCTTCACTACTTCTATGAGCCTCCGTCAATTGTTACCCAGACAGCCGGGACATGGCTCAGCGATAATGCAGAGAACACACTTCTGTATTCGTGCCTTGTTGAGGCGTACACATACCTGAAGGGAGAGCCGGATCTCCTTTCTCTGTATCTTGGACGCTACAAGGAATCTCTTGTGGCTCTTAAAACGATTGGCGAGGGCCGCAATAGGTCTGACACATATCGAAACAACGAACCGAGGGTTGCTCCTAACTAATGGATCCTTTTGTTGCAAATGCGGGCGTGGGTGACTTTCTTGTTAAAACCACGAACGAACGGGGTTTTACCCCCGAAGAAATCACGGAAGATTTGCTTGTTAAGCTTATCTTTATTTCAGGGCAGGCACACCCAGCGATCAGAGATCAGGCAATTGCCTTTAAGGACCAGATCCGCCCTGTAATTGTTCACTACATGAAGCAGGCTGTAAGGTCGGACAGAACGACACTGGCGGCACAGCTATCAAGGCAGGGTCATAATGATATGGCCGAAATCATCAGGAGACTTTAATGCCTATTACAACTGCATTCACAACCAGCTTTAAGCAACAGCTTATGCAGGGACAGCACAACTTTACGCTTAGCACTGGCAACACGTTCAAGATTGCCCTTTACACCTCTTCCGCAACACTTGGCGCTACCACGACTGCCTATTCAGCAACCAATGAGGTGACGGGCACTGCCTACGTTGCCGGGGGCAACACACTTACCAACGTGACCCCGACAACTTCCGGCACAACGGCGTTCACAGACTTTGCCGACACAACTTGGGCTTCGTCTACAATCACCGCCAACGGCGCTTTAATCTACAATGCAAACGCCTCGAATGCCGCCACGGTGGTTCTGGCGTTTGGTTCGGACAAGTCTTCGTCCAACGGCGACTTCACCATTGTTTTTCCCCTCGCGGATGCTGCTAACGCAATCATCAGAATCGCTTAAGGAGGCACCCTAAATGCCCGGTGTTGTTGTCCCATTCCAAGGCTGGGGCTCCTTCGGGTGGGGTGACGCTCCATGGGGGCAGTCCGCATCTCTACCGACAGTTGCAAACGTTGGTGTGGGGTCTGTCACAACATCTGGTAAGGCAAACGTCAGTGTAACAGGCGTTTCGGTAACTGGCAGTGTCGGCACAACCACACAGTCAGGGAAAGCAAGCACTCTTGTTACTGGAGTTTCTGGAACTGGTCAGGTAACTGCACCAAATGTGTCCGCTAGGGCAAATGTTGACGTAACGGGCATTTCAGCAACTAGCAGTGTTGGCACAACCACTCAGTCTGGTAGAGCAAACACTCTTGTTCCCGGGGTCTCCGGAACTGGTCAGGTAACCGCACCGAATGTGTCCGCTAGGGCGAATGTTAACGTAACAGGTGTCTCTGCCACTATGGCAGTAGGCAGTGTTATAATCAAACTAACGGCAAACACATATCCTATTGGGGTTTTTGCCAGTGGTGCAGTGGGATCCGCCACTGTCATTCCCGAAACAACGGTCTCTGTCGATGGTGTGTCCGCAACTGGTCACGTTAACGATAGCCTCCTTATCTGGGGAACCATTGACACCAATCAATCCCCAGATTGGAACCCGATTTCGGAAGCTCAAAGCCCCGGGTGGACAAACGTTTCTGATAGTCAAACATCAGGATGGGCAGATGTAAACACATCACAGACCCCCAATTGGGGCTCCGTGAATGACACAGGCACACCAAACTGGACGCAGATAGCGGCATAAAATATGGCATCAACATACTCAACAAACCTTCGCCTTGAACTCATCGGAACTGGTGAGCAACAGGGTTCGTGGGGCCTCACAACGAACACAAATCTTGGCACCCTTATTGAGGATGCCATCGCTGGATATGTATCGGTTCCAGTTACAGATGGTGCCGACACAGTACTGACTGTAAGCAATGGTGTTGCTGACCAGTCTCGCAATATGACGCTTAACTTTACTGGCGCTCTTACGGCAGCCCGTAACGTGATTTGCCCTGCCATTGAGAAGGTTTACCTTGTCAAAAACGCCACAACAGGCGGCTTCGCGGTAACCTTGAAGGTTAGCGGACAGACTGGTGTTTCTATTCCTAACGGATGCACCGCGATTGTTTATGTTGACGCTACCGATGTGCGGTTCCTTACTGGTGCTTTTTCTTCATATGGAACTGTTGCCAACCAGACCACAACAAACACCTTCACTGCAAACCAGATTATATCTGTAACGGACAACACCAATGCCGCGCTCCGCATTACACAACTTGGAACGGGTCTAGCCCTCCGTGTCGAGGATAGCGCAAATCCTGATACCACTCCGTTTGCGGTTGATGCAAATGGCAACGTAGGCATCCAAACGGCTAGCCCTGCCGTGGCTCTCTCTGTGGCCACCACTGACGCCATCTTGGTTCCTGTCGGAACAACGGCACAGCGTCCCACGCCAGCCACTGGATACATTCGCTACAATACCAGCACATCAAAGTTTGAGGGTTATGGCGCAACCGCATGGGCTGCCATCGGTGGCGGCGCAACAGGCGGTGGCGCTGATGCGGTATTCTTTGAGAATGATCAGACCGTGACTGTTAACTACACAATTTCGACAAACAAGAACGCTGGCACATTCGGGCCGATTGCAGTCAACGCTGGCATCACGGTAACCGTTCCGGCTGGCAGCACTTGGAGCATCGTCTAATGACACTTCGACTTAATGGCTCAACATCTGGATATGTTGATGTAAACGCTCCCGCAGTCGCTGGAACAACCACGATTACAATGCCGTCCTCGAATGGCACACTTATCGTTACTGGCGGTACGGCTCCGGTTCAGTTCCCGGCTGGAAACGTAACAAACCCCTCAATTACATCAAATGTTAGCTCGACGGCTGGTGTTTGGTTCCCTGCGGCGAATACTATCGCCATTAGCACATCAAGCGCAGAGGTTGTCAGGATTGACAGCAGCGGCAACGTAGGTATCGGGCGCACTCCCGTCTACAAACTTGATGCGGCAATAAACTCTGGAGGGGCCGCTCGGTTCGCCACCAATAGCGGAACGGCAGCAAATGACGCTGGCGTGATTATGTTTACAACATCTTCGGCCACTCCAGCCTCCCGCGAGGCCGGGGTGTATATTGACGGCAACGGTGGAGATGGCACTGGCGCTGACTATGCTTTCTTCCTTCATCGAGGTGACAATCGAGCGATTTTAGGCAACCAAAGTAATGGTCCTCTTGAGCTTCAGACTAACGGCACTGAGCGCATGCGTATCGACTCCAGTGGCAACGTCATCGTCACTGGCGCTGGTGGCCTCGGCTACGGCACGGGCAGCGGCGGCACGGTCACACAGCTTACATCCAAAGGTACCGGCGTCACGATCAACAAGGCGAACGGAAGAATCACGACTGCTTCAGACGCACTGGCCGCTGGTGCAACAGCTACCTTCACCGTAACTAATTCGGCCATGGCAGGGTCGGATGTTGTCGTTCTCAATGTGACAAACGGAAACTATTCTGGTCGCGTCTACAATAACAACAACGGATCGTTTATCATCGCTCTGAAGAACGAAACAGGCAGTTCCCTGTCTGACGCGGTTGTCATCAACTTTGCAATCATCAAGGCAGTCACCTCGTAATGAACTGCCCGCTCCCGCGTCACCACCCTTGCCAGACGCACCTATAAGGATAAACCATGTCCACGGTTAATGTTACTAACATCAAGAACTCCGGATCTGCCAGCACAAATATTGTTCTGGATACATCCGGAAACGCTGCCATCTCTGGAACAGTTTCGATGGGCTCGTCTTTCCTCCGCAACCGCATCATCAATGGTGACATGCGGATCGACCAGCGGAATGCTGGGGCAAGCGTAACGCCGACTACTACCTCTTTCTATGTATTGGACCGCTGGAACCACAATTTGACCGTGGCAAGCAAGTTCAGCGTCCAGCGAAATGCTGGCAGCGTCACGCCTCCCGCAGGCTTTGTAAACTATATGGGCATTACGTCTCTTTCCGCCTACTCTGTTCTTGCTGCCGATTTGTTCGGAATTGTGCAGGGAATAGAAGGGTACAATATAGCTGATCTCGATTTCGGCAAGGCTACTGCTCGTACCATTACCCTTAGCTTCTGGGTGCGCAGTTCTATTACTGGAACCCATGCGGGAGCAGTGCTCAACGGCACATCCACAAGGTCGTATACGTTTACCTATACGATCAGCGCCGCCAACACTTGGGAATACAAAACTGTAACCATTCCGGGTGACACTACGGGAACTTGGGCGGTTGACCAGACATTAGGATTGACTATCACTTTCAATTTGGGCGCTGGTTCTACCTACGCCACTGCCGCTGGTGTATGGACGGCGGGTGCATTTACGACAGTGTCAGGGGCTGTTTCAATAGTCGGAACCAACGCTGCCACCTTCTACGTCACAGGCGTCCAGCTTGAAGCAGGCTCAGTCGCCACTCCATTTGAGCGCCGCCAGTTCGGCACGGAGTTGGATCTGTGTCAGCGGTACTGCGTAAAGTGTGATGCCTCATTTGCTATGGGCCAAGCATTTTCTGCAACTAGCGCAGCCTTTTATATGCAGCTTCCTGTGCCGATGCGGGCAACCCCCGCCTTGTCTACAACAGCATCGTATAACTGCTACAACGTAGCAGGCGGTAATGTCTCAGTTACTCCCGCAATAAACATTTTTCAGCCGCCAAACGTGCTTCGTATTGATGGAACAACCGCTTCCGGCCTTGTAGCAGGCAGCGCGACAGTGTTGCTTTTCCCCACAAATGTTAACTTGTCTGCGGAGCTTTGAAATGTATAAACTTGCACCAATTCCCCTCGGCTTCAGCGCCCCTGTTTCTGTGTTCCGTCTTAGAGACACCGCTTCCATTCCGTTTGATCCAGCAAACTCGGATTATCAGGAATACTTGAAGTGGCTTGCGGCAGGCAATACGCCGCTCCCGGCAGAAGAATGAACTGCCCGCTCCCACGCTACTGGATGTGTCACGCAATAATATCGCTGTTAATCGCAGCCGTCCTGTGGTGGCCACTTGGTCTCACCGCTGGCCTTGCCGCTGGCGTGGCCTTCTATGCGGGGCGGGAGTTTACACAGTGGGAAGGAGGGCTACCGTTTGATTGGCTGGGAATCTTGGCCCCGGCAACGGTCTGCATATCCATCTACGTTATAAGCATATTGGTGTGATATGATTGAAGAACTGGTATCCAGAACATTTAAGACGCGCAATCAGGCCCACCTCAAGCATTGGAAAACAAAATCCTATGCTGAACATCAGGCTCTTGGTTCCTTCTACAGTGACCTAATCGACGCACTTGATAAGCTTGTGGAGGCTTTACAGGGGTCGAAGGGGATTATTGGCCATGTTGATTTATCCTGCAAGGATGAGTCTGTTGACATTATTAAATGCCTGACTGAAGACGCGAATTGGGCATCAAAAAATCGCACCAAGATTGCCAATGGCGTACCCGCTATTGAGAATATTGTTGATGAACTTGTCGGCACATATCTTTCTACGATTTACAAGTTAAAGAACCTCTCCTAGAGGGCAAAGAATGCTCACTAAAATCCAGCTTAAGCCGGGCATCAACCGTGACGCAACCAACTATGCGAACAGCGGTGGCTGGTTTGATTCAAATTTTATTCGTTTTAGAAACGGCCTACCTGAAAAGATTGGTGGCTGGACGCGCATATATGCCAATCAGACTGCGCTAATTGGCCAGTGCCGAAAGATGTATGACTGGTCTAACCTTGCTGGAAATCAATATCTTGCAATTCCAACAAACGTAAAATTCTACGTTGACGATTCATCAAGCATCATTGACATAAGCCCGCTTCGTCGGAACCTGACGCTAGCAAGCAATCCAATTGCCACATCAAACACATCTTCAACAATAACAATTACAGATGTAAATCACGGTGGAACAGTCGGTGACTATATAACAATTTCTGGTGCCACCAATGTTAACGGCATAACAGCCGCGCAAATCAACAAAGAATTTGTTATCCAAAGCGTTATCAATACAAGCGCGTATACAGTTACCACGACAGGCACAGCAACATCCACTGGCTCTGGCGGTGGTTCTGTCGTGAATGTTTCCTATCAGTTTCACAAGGGAACAACGTCGGCTTCGGCGTTCTCTGGGTGGGGTTCCGGCCCGTGGGGTGGATCCATTGGGCAGTATGGCTGGGGCTATGGCCCCGGAACAACGTTTACAACATTCTACAATGGCCTTTGGTCCGTGGACAACTACGGAGAAGACATGGTTGCATGTCCAAGGGATCTCACCAACGGCACCCTTATTGGTGGAGTAAATCCAGTCTCCACATCAAACACAAGCAATGTTGTGACCGTTACACAGGTGAATCATGGGCTTGCCAATAACATCGCTGTTGTTATCTATGGCGTTGAAAGCCCAATTGGCGGCATACCGATCACGCAACTGAACGGGACAAAAATTATCAGCGTTGCGAACGCCAATGCCTACACGTACACAACTGCAAACGTAGCAACATCTACAGCATCTGGCGGGTCTTCCGCTATCTCCATTCAGCCATCAATTATCTATTGGGACATAACGGATCCTAACGGTCCCGCAGTTTCTCTTGGTGAGCTTGGAGCGGCTTATGAAAAGAAGTATCTTCCCTACGTTGCGGTAGAAATAATGGTGTCTGACCAAAACAGGCAGATTATTGCATTCGGCTGCAATCCCTATGATGTGACGAAACCACAAGACAAAATGGTGATACGTTGGTGTGACTCAAGCGACCCGACGAACTGGGATATTGCCGACACAACAAAGACGGCGGGAGAGCAAAGACTTTCATCTGGTTCGTATATTGTAACTGCCGTCCAAAACCGTGAGGAAATCCTTGTTTGGACAGACACATCCTTGTTCACGATGACGCCTGTCGGCCCCCCGTATGGTTACGGGTTCAATGTTGTCGGGTCCAATTTTGACATTGCTGGTCCTAACTCAAAAGTTGTTGCCGGATCAATTGCTTATTGGATGGGCACAAACAACTTTTATATGTATGACGGAAAAATCACTGCCATGCCCTGCACGGTCAGGGATTATGTGTTCTTGGACTTTAGCGTTGATGATGGTGAAAAAGTATATTGCTCGTCTGACTCTGGAAACAATGAAATTATTTGGTTTTATCCGTCACAAAGCCAAGGTCCGGCAGGATCGCGAGAAGTAGACAAATACGTTGTTTACAACTACATTGAAGAAGTATGGTATTACGGTAACCTTTCAAGGACGGCATGGATTGACCGCCGTGGTCACTCAAACCCAAGGGCGGTAAGTGACGATGGTTATCTTTACAACCATGAATCCGGCTACGACGATGGATCAACGTCTCCAGCTTCTGCAATAAATGCTTATATTGAATCAAGTGCAATCGAGATTGAAAATGGTGACCACTTTTCTTTTGTGGATCGCGTCATACCCGATATCACGTTCAGAAATTCCACAACACACCCAATTGATGCTCAACCAAGTGTTACATTTACAATAAAGCCGCAAGACTACCCCGGCAGTCAAATAGGTGCTGGAAACGCAAGACCTGTTACTCGCAACAGTTCTGCAACGCTGAATGTAAACAGGTTTACCAACCAGTTATTTACGCGCCTTCGTGCAAGGTCTGTTGCCTTGCGTTTAGAGAGTAATGAAACAGGTGTGTCGTGGCGTCTTGGCATCCCGAGGCTTGACACACGCAAGGATGGACGGAGATGAGTTCCAAACTAGCACCAACAGCACTGCCAACGCCGCCAAAGGAATATAACATTGGCTATATGGACAGACTGACCAAACAGATTGCCCTTGAGTTCACCAAGCAAAAAGCCGTCACTCCTGTGACATGCGGCTCAGACTTGAGCAGCGAGTCTGGATATCCAATTTCCGGCCTGACAATTATAAACGTTCCAACATCCCCCACTGGCCTCCCCTCCGGAAGCGTTTGGTCCGATGGCGGAACCCTGAAAATCGTGAGTTAAAAATGTATTTCAATGGAATCCCGCAAGGCTTTGGTCAGGGTCAGCCCCAAGAGCCCGACAGCCTTATGAACAGGCCCTTTATGGGTTATACTCAGGGTATTGGTGGCCTCAACCCGCAGAACATGCCAGCACCCTCCAGCCCGGCCCCGCAGCTTGGCAACATCTCCGGACCTTCCTCCACAGCCGGGACGGCGTCTAAATCCATCGCCCCTCTTCAGCCCTACAACAAACCAATGGCTGGGCAGGCAATGGCAAGAGGCGGTGTGGTTGGCCAGACGCTCGACAAGGGCGGTGTTGTATCGGGTGGGATTGCCGCGCTAAGGGGTGAACACCCCGATCCTAGATCCGCTCTAGACGCCTACGATCAGACCTTCGGCACAGATGCTACAAGCGAGCTTATTCGCGGCTATGCAGACGGTGGTGTGGTGAGTGGCCCCGGATCTGGGGTGGCGGATCTAGTTCCCGGTTCCATCGACGGTCGTGAGGATGTACGGATTGCGAGCGGTGAGTATGTTATTCCGGCTTGGGCCGTTGCCGCACTTGGAGATGGATCCACAGAAGCTGGTGCAAGCGTCTTGGACGCAATGGTGGCGCGGCTCCGGGAAGCGGGGTCCGAACTGATCATGGGCACAGAGCCCATTAAACCCAACGAATTTATCCCGGCGTAATCATGGCAAAAACACCTACAGGTAAATCAGTACAGAAGTACATCACGGATGTGCTTGGCACCTCAAGGGATGCTGGCGCAGCCGCGATTGCTGCGGGATATCCCGATCAGTCTGCCTACACAGAGGCATACCTCGCTGGCGTTCCGTATCTCTATCAGTATGTAGATGCTGAGCAGGCTCAGGCGCTTGGTCGCATGGGTGATCTTTACGGGGCCTATGGCGAGGCGGGTGGCTATAACAAGACCAACTTTGCCGACATTGAAGGCTTGTATGGTGCCGCTGGCCAGTATGCTCCCACAGCCTATGGAGACATTGAGGCTCAGTATTCTGGCATTGGAGCCTACACGCCCACTCAATACGGCGACATTGCCGACCAGTACCGTGCAACGCTTGGGTATGACCCGCGTGAATATGGTATGTCCGACTACACAACTCAAAACATTCAGAGCCGCATGACGCCCTATGAGGAACTTGTTTCTCAACGGGCTGCGGCGCGTTTAAAGAAGGGCTACGATGAAGCCCGTGGTGAGCGTGAGGCGCAAGCCGCTCGTCAGGGTGCTTTTGGTGGGTCTGGAGCGGCCATCCAAGAGGAGGTTGCTCGCCGCAACTATCTTGAGCAGATGGAGGATATGAACGCTAAGAACCTTCAGGCTGCCTATGAGTCTGGCGCTGGCTTGTATGGCAGGGAGATGACCGAAAACCTTGCGGCTGGTCAGGCTGAAGAGGCTTCGCGCCAGTTTGGGCAGAACGCTCAGATGGCTGGCCTTGAGGGTCTTATGTCCACCCGGAATGCTGAAGAACAGGCTCTTGAGTTCCAGAAGAAGCTTCAGCTTGATGTTATGAGCGGCAAGATTACCTCCCGTCAGGCTGAAGAGGCTTCTCGTCAGTTTGGGAAGCAGGCCGAGTTTGACGCTCTTAGCGGCCAGATGGGCGCTCGCCGGGAAACTGCCGCTCAGGAAGCTGCGGCCAAGGAAGCGCAGTTTGAAGCCCTTCGGGGTCAGGGCACAGCAGCACAACAGCAGGCCACGCTGGCTGAACAGAAGAAGAACATGCAGCTTGCAAACCTTGCATCCATGCAGCAGGCTGGCCAACAGCAGCAGAACGAACAGCTTGCCAGACAGGAATATCCTCTTGATATTGCTGCACAGCAGGCCAACATGCTTTCCCCTCTGGGCGGCAGCGCCATCCAGACAAAAGCAAACAAGCCTTCTACCGCTCAAAACATCCTTGGCGGCCTCACGGCAGCCGCTGGTGTCGCAGAGGGAATTTCTGGTATTTTCCGCAGTGGTGGCATAGTTTACAGCAATGGTGGATATGTTTACAGAGGCGGAGGGCTTGCAGATCTAGAGCCGCAGTATTACACAGGATACGAATACTAAAATGGCAAACATCATTGAACAGCAGGATCTGCTTAAGGGCCTTCCGGATGCTCGCCTATCTCTTCTCTTGCAGAAGCCAGACGCAAGCATCCCACCGTTTCTGGTCGCCGCAGAGGCCCAGCGCCGTCAAGCTATCCGCCAGCAGTTTGCAGGAAGCGGCACAAACGAATCGGTCGTAGACACGCTCACCAAGCAGATGACCAACGTGCCGCAGAATATTCAGGCTCCGATGAGGGCCCCGCCCAAGATGCCGCCGCCGATGCAGCCCCAGATGGCTGGAATTGCCGCGTTGCCGCAGGGCCAGCAGGCTATGGCTGGCGGTGGGCCTGTAAGAAGGTTTAATGTTGGCAGCATTGTCACCCCCACGGTTGCTGGTCTTGCTGGCGTTGCTACCGGAGAAACAAGAGAGCAGTATCTGGAGAGGGTTAAGAGGGAGCGGGCTGACGCCATGCTGCCCGGCAAGGCAAAATTCCTTCTTCAAAACCCCACACTACCCAAGACAGAAGCACAGCTTGCGGAAGAAGAAGTAAGAGCGGCCAACACGGGGCTTCTTAGCGGATTTTACTCTGACGATTCTAGGTATGATGCGGCACAAGCCCTTCTGGACGTTCAGAATAGAACGGCAGCGCCTCCCGTCAATGGCGGCATGACGGCGGATGATCGTCGGGCCCCAACAAACCCAGCGCCCGCCTCCGCGCCCCCGTCTTCCACAACGGGCACAGAAGACACATCCGCTGAAAACAAGTATAAGGCTATGGAAGCAGATATGCGTAAACGGCTTGAGGGCCTTTATGCCGACGAACAGCCTTCCAACTGGGAGAACGCACAGAAGTGGTTTGCCATGTCTCAGCAGATCATGAACCCTGACGCGAGCCTCATGGAGGGCCTTGTCAATGCTGGCTCTGCATATGCGGAGATTTCCGGAAATCAGGCGGCGGAAGCAAGGCAGGCCGACCGGGCTCGCGAAGAGGCTCTTCTTAACTGGGACATGCAGATCATGCAGGGCGACCGGGCTTCTGAGGCTGCGGCTGCCGCCAAGGCAGATGAGCGGGCCTTTGAACTCCAAAAGCTTAACATGGTTGGTGGCAAAACCCTTATTGATGCTTATATCGAACAGATGAAATCAATCGACAG